CCGGAAACTTGTGTTTTACAACTTGTTCAATTGGTTTAAAATGTCCATTCATATGTTCTGTGATATATGCTTTTGGTTCTTCAGTTCCCCAACGGAATATGGCTAGCTTTGCCATATTAAAAATTTCTCTTTTGTTGCTGTTGAGTAATGTATCTTTAGGATCATCATCTCCAGCTTCTTCTAAATATCGCAATGCATATGTTGCAATATCTTCTACGCTTAATGGGACCTCTACTTTTGCCAGTATTCTTCTTCCATTGCCAGTGTCTTTCGACCTCATTATTTTAGCCTCTCTTTTGCCTATAGTTTAATATTCGATGTGCCATGACATCTCTCCATAATTTCTTACTAAGTAAGAGTTTATGGCAAGACGACTCGAATGTCAACAAAAAAGATTTAAAAAAATACATTTTTTATTGACACAGTATTTATACTTCTAAATATGTAATTCTTACATTCCAACTAATACTAGACGTTGCATCGCCCTTAACTTTGAATTTAAGACCACTGTCTATTTCAGCACTAAAGTTCCAACCAGTATAGATTACAGTCCAATTGGCATTTTGATCTGGACTTAGTTCACCTGAAGCTACGTTAGTATTAGCTTCATATATATTACCATCATATTCAACACTATCATTGGTTACATATGCAGTTAGAGGATCCCATATAGCTTGCACTGTATCTGCTGTACTGCGTTGATAGTCTGTTTTCATCACAGTATTACCCACAATACTGGTTATTCCAGTTTGATTGTCTGCTAGTCCTTCAATCTTAAATGCTTGTACTTGGCCTGTGGTTGCACGACCTATAGCATAAGCAGTAAAAAACCAAGTTTTACCGCTAGCTGGTTCTGGATAATCTCCATTAACTAGCACTGATACAGCAATATTTCCTGTGGTTGCGACTTGTGCTTTTTTTACATTTGGATCTCCACTGAGATCGATTGTGTCTGTGTTTTGTGTAATCACAACACTGCTATCACTGCTAGTTAGTGTTCTAAATTCAAAATTATTTGCTGTACGTTGTTTGAATACTTGATTAGCGCCACCTACGTTACTACTTGTGATAGTATCAGTAATTGTAAGATCATTTGTATTTTGTGTAATACTAATGCCACCAGCATTTATAAGTGTTCTAAATTCTAAATCAGTTCCACTAATTTGTTTGAATACATTACTACCTGTGCCAACATTACTTGCACTTGCAATTGATCCGCTTGCTGCGCCGCTAGCAATATTGCGCCAAGTATTTGTATCTCCGTAATATGCCTCAATATTGTGTGTATCTGTGTTGTAGCGTATTTCGCCAATTTCTGTATTTGGTCTTTGTGCTGTTGTACCTGCTGGTATTTTAATAGCCGCTGTTCCTGGTATTCTAGTATTTTCTTCTAGTTCAACTCTAATATTACCACCAGCACCGTCTCCATTGATTACACGAGTTTCTCCTGCTTTACCTTCAACTTGTCTTGCTCTACTAACACCTGCATCTTTAACAATAACACCACTTCCGCTTTCTTCGTTCAAACTGTTTAAAAAATCAAACAGTGTACTAGTTGCTTGCTGATAATCTGCTAGTGTGCCTGTATTAAAACCTACTGTATCTTTACGAGTAAAGATTGTTAAAATATCAGTTCTAATTACAATGTCATCTGTGTTTGCATTTAATGCAAGTTGCGCTTGTTCACTACCTACTAGATACAGTGTATTTCCTGAATTATTAAAGTTGTTGATTACTGTAGTACCGCTAACTGACACATTGTCACTTATTTGACTAGCTGTGTCAGTGATTAATCCACCTGCTCGATAACCCGGACTATTAGGGACAGTTGGTGTATTTCCTTGGCTTTTTTCGCCTTCTCGTTGTTCAAACTCTTGTGTGTAACCTATTATGTTACCACAATAATCATAAACCGGAACTTGACTTTCAATTGTCGGTGTTGGATTGTCAGCTGCACGTAACAAGTTTAGCATTTCATCATCTAGTAACAGATGAAAAATGTTAGGATATTCTATTACTTCTCCGCTAAAGATACGATTATTATTAGAATCGTACTGATGACCTGTAGTATTATCTTTTCCACTTCCTCGACTATACTGCACAGGATAAGCTGCAAGCCTGTCGTACAAACTTTTTAATTGTGTTGAAATTCTGCTATTACCACTGATAGGTCCTGTTCCTGGATTGTGCAACACACCAATTTCACTGTTACATCCGCTGTCTGGTGTTGCAAATTGGCTACCGCCAGGTGAATAAGAACCAATGATGTTATTTTCAAAATCTACTAAGCTGGTAACTCTGTCGCTAATGCTTTTAACATCATTTGTGATACGGTCAATTTCACTTTGTGCTAGTGTACCTAAACCAACTTCTTTTATTTTACTAGCAATGTTACCCAAAACACCGCCGTCAAATGCTCCGTCATTGAATAATCCATTGGATCCAATACACGCACACATACTGTCTGGTCTAATACTGCCAATATCATCTGCCAGTTGTTTACCTGCTCCTAAGAAACTGCCCATTGAACGTTCCAACATATTAGGAATAGCAATTGGATCTACAGGAGCACTACAAAAGTTGATAAGATTGGCAACGTTCTGAGCTTCGCCTAATACCATGTTTAGTCTTCCCAAAACATTATCTATTTTGGTGTGATCCATAAACTGCTCAACACTGCCTAACAATTGATTTAGTGCATCTGCAACTTCGGTTTGAATGTTTGGTAGATTTAGTAGTGCTTGTATGTTGGCATGCAAGCACAGTTGCACATTTGGTAATTTCATACCATTGCCACTCAAGACTTGACACAAGATTTCTCTAAGTGTGAAACTGTATTGTGCTTGGCCTGTGATTCTTAATGCATCTTCGCCAGCAGCAATAGTACCGCTGATATGATGTTGAGCATCTAAATAATCGTTTGCATTTTGCAAACCTTGTTTAAAATCTCTAAAACTCATGGATTATTGTTCCCACCAGCACGTACATCAGGACTTGCTGTTTTGGCTCTTGGATTGCAGTGACTATCTCCTGGACATAAACTGTCAGGATTAGCAGGATCTCTTATCAATATCACAGGAATTCCCATAGCTCTAACACTGCCTACTGTGTCAGTGGCTATTAGATTACCGCTTTTATGAGTGTTGGGATCTCCATCGATACTAATATGTCTACTGTTTACCCTTACATCAGGACAAACAGTTACCGTTGTTGCTCCACAATCTCTAAGATCAAATTCTCTGTGTACCCATCTTGCCATGCAAGTATTTATTAGAGTTTAAGACCCTCAAGACTGCTGGCTGGGGCAATGCCGCTGGTACTTTGAATATATCCGTCGCTCAGTCCCTTGTTGGGTCGAGCAGTGGCAACTATTTGAGAACCTTTTATACTGATTGGTTCACTGCTACCTGTATCAATACTCATTAGCCAAGGAATAAGCATGGCTTGTCCGTTTTGCGGATTGAGTGTAAGCACTGTGGGTTTTACTAGTTTGAGATCATCTGCACTTGAGCTATCAAATCTACCAACTATTTCTTCACCTGTGCTGAGTTTAACTGTTACAGTGTCACCTTTACTAAAGTTTGAAATCACTAACATCTACAACTTCTCCTATGAGTTCTTTTACTGTGTTTGGGTTCATACGAACAAGTGCTTGCCCGCCGCCAGCTACTAGTAGTTTTCCATTGTGATAAATCTGCGGCATAGTTCTATGCCCTTCGCTTAGTAAAAACTCACGAGCTTCAGGATTGGTATCCACTCTAATTTCTTCGTATTCAATTTCGTTTTTTTTCAAGTAATGCTTTGCCATGTCACAATACGGACACAATGGTTTGCTGTACAATGTAATCATAGTTTAATGCCTTGGAATGTGCTACCATTCACATCCTGTTTTGTACCGCCAATAACATAGCTTGAAATTTCTGTTTCTTGTGGAGCAACTTGTACTTCTGCACCAGCAATCCATTTTTGCGTCCAAGGTAGAGGATTGCTACCGCCTTTGTATGGACTAGGCAGTCCAATAGCAGTCATACGCTTGTTGGCAGTCCACTCTACATATTCGTTTAGCAGTTGCGTGTTTAGACCAATCATACTACCATCTTTGAACAAATACTCTGCCCAAGCCTTTTCTTGATCCACAGCGTCAACGAACAATTGTACCATTTCGTCTTTGGTTTCTTCAGCAATTTTTGCAAAGTCTGGATCATCTTTAGGCATGAGTTTTAGTAGTGTTTGTGTACTACCCAAGTGTACGTTTTCATCACGACAAATCAACTTGATAATCTTAGCATTGCCTTCCATCTTTTTAAGTTCAGCAAATGCCCAACTACATGCGAATGAAACATAAAAACGAACACCTTCCAAAATGTTCACACTTACCATTGCTTTGTAAATTAACTTTTTAAGCTCGTACAAGTCAACTGTGATCTTTTTACCATTTACAGTGTGTGTACCTTCTCCTAGTAGATTATACCATTGACCCATTTCAATAAGGTCATCGTAGTGTTTTGAAATATCACTTGCACAATCAACAATTTCTTGAATGTCCATCATTTCATCAAATACGACACTTGGATCATTATACACATTTCGAATAATATGCGTGTAACTGCGGCTATGGATAGTTTCATTGAATGTCCAAGTTGTTACCCAATTTTCTAATTCAGGTAAACTTACTAATGGATTGAAGCTGTCTGCAGGCGCACGACCTTGTACACTGTCCAGCAAGATTTGTCTTTTGAGATTGCTTGTGAAAATGTGCTTCTCATGTTCAGTTAACTTCTTAAAATCTGCTGCATCTTTCAATACATCTACTTCTTCTGGACGCCAAAAGAAACCCAACTGTTTATCAGTTAGTTTGTCAAACTGTTTATACTTTAACGTATCGTAACGCTGAATATCCACACCTCCGTTTGGATCTAAAAACATCAGACTTTCTAGGTGCTTGTTTCTTTGTTTTGCATTTAATACACTCATCTTATTTCCTTATATTACACAGCTTTCGCAATCTTCTTCTTCAATTTGATAGTCTTCGTTGATTTCTATATTAGCAGGTTCATTTAGTTTGTCAACATCAATTTCACCTTGTCCGTCGTATGTATTAAAGTAATACAATTGCTTACCGCCATACTTGTAAAAGATCATCAAGTGTCTTAGCATTTCACTCATGCTGATCTTTTCATCTTCGTAAAATACCGGATTATAACTGGTGTTAACACTGATACCTTGATCAATGTATTTTTGTAGTATTGCCATGATACTCATATAACCTTCTGGGCTACGCTGATCCCATAGCAGTTCATATTTGTTTTTGAGATGATGAATACCTGGCACAACTTGTTTTAGAACACCATGTTTACTTTGTTTGACACTTACCAAACTACGTGGAGGCTCAATACCATTTGTAGCATTTGAAATCTGCGCACTTGTTTCTGCTGGCATCAGTGCCATTAGTGTGCTGTTTCGAATACCAGTAGCACGTAACTGCTCACGCAGTTCGTTCCAAGGCATACGCTCTTGATGAGGTACTAGTTCGTCAACATCTTGTTTGTATGTTTGATTTGGTGTAATGCCATCGCTGTATTTTGTTTGATCATTCCACAAGCAAGCACCTTGTTCTGCTGCTAGGTCTGCACTGGCTTTGATTAGATAGTAACTCCATGCTTCTGCAAACTCGTCAATTTTTGACAAGTCTGGGTTGCTATATGTCATGTCATTTTTAGCCATCCAATATGCTAAGTTGATAATACCAACACCCAGTGGACGTCTACCCATTGTAG